GATGAATCGTAGCGATGTAATCTGATCCGATATCCGTAGTTTTGAAAGTTTTACTCGATTTTCTGTTAAAAACTTTCATTTTTATATTCAACTAGTGAACTCGCACGAGTTGTCTTAATGTACACCTATCTGATAATAGTAAGATTAGGTAAACGACACTATTGAAAGCTCACTTGTATATTTTTGAGCTATTTTTGTTTGCGTACGCGACGATCTTCGCGAATTTAAACAAAAAGAGACACAACGACGGTAAAACTCTGTATTTTTTGAGTGATTCCGTGACTAATGTGATTATTAGTAAGTATACAAGAAGGCATTACTAGAATATTTGATAGATTTTAGTAATTACACTGCACACGGTAGTGTATATGTAAGCTGTAGCTAGCTGGTAATCGGTCGTGAATTGATAATTCTGACCTTATTTACGACATGATACTTGGAAATCTTTTGTCACTTTAGTGTGTGATTTTCCATGGTGAGGCGTTGATCCAGTCCCCTACTTGCATGGGGCGAAGTAATGTTCAAGCTGGTGATTTTGATCGGTTTATTTCCGGCCGGTAGCACAAAAGAAGCGAACGAGAGTTGGCCCTCGATGACTTCGTGTAAGCCTTGGAATTTTGCGAATCTAAGTGAACTATTTTGGGATTTGAATGACTATTTGCGCGATTGGTGGCAGCAACCTGAGAAAGCTGTGGATAAACTTTATGTTTTTCCGTAAGACGCATCTAAATGATTTTGATGAAATTAATGGTAGATGGAATTGTTGATTGTTGTTTTTAAGTGTGACCATGTTACAAAATAATTTTCTTAAACGTCATCATGAAATTTACTTCAGAGGCAAGCAGATACGGAAATAGACGTTTGGGAGAATCCAGTATGCCAAAGGCTGGTACCCCTATCAATTGTGAAGGAAATAAGGATAGTAACAATCCACAGGAATATGCTCGTTCTGTGATGGGAGACGTTAGTTTTAATGTGTTCAGTAAATGTGTGCACAAGATTAAGAAGTGTAGACACTGTCATGTTATCCCATTATTTGATGGCGAGTCTAAAATTGTGAATTATTTTGTTACACATTTTGATAAAAGCGAACGAATGATTCGTAATACTATTGGAGTTGGAGGAATACGACCCCAACAGGTTCAACATGTTTTAAATAAACATTGTTTTGCTGTAGGAGTTATTGAAGAAGGTATTCCGGAAAATGGAAGTAGCACAGAACCCAGTGCTAAAGACGAACCTCCCATTGCGGAAGTTCGTATTGATCCGGAATTACAGCGTTTACATGCTGAGGAAACAGTGATTACGGAACCTACGACGGTTGAACATTTGAAAAGTTCGATGGGAACTCAGTTGGAGCAAGTGACCAACCAGATGAAGGCGTCATTTTCAGCTCCTTTGGTTAGAAAGGCAACACGTTCTCTTGAACAACTGGTGTTGCTTTTGGTTGGATTACAATACGATACTTCGTTGGAAGCGATTGTAGCGCGTTGTGTCCAATTCCTTTCTGCCATAACGGATGGCGGCATAGTTTTGGCTTTGAATGACACGTTGATGCGATACGTGTCAGAAGCCAAGGTGCCTGATTTGTTGAAGGGTAAGACGGTTAAAGAAGCGTTTAATGTAGAACAGTCCCAACCCACGTCAGTGGAGATGTTTTCTGCCGAGTCACTTAAAGTGTGGGAAACTTTGAAGCAAGGGATTTTTACTAAACATTTATCGTATATTCTTGGAACTGTTTTCGCATTTTCGACTTGTAAGGTTAAAAATATCAAATTCAGCCATCCAGTGTTTGACAAAGTGCTAGAACATGCCAATTGTGAGGAAATTGATGGCATGGATTTGATAGATCATGGGATTAAGTTGTATAATTGGGTTTCGACAGTCGGACTTGCTTGTTTGGAATCTAGAAGTTTGGAACCCTTGACTATCAACACATCCACTTTGGCTAAGTGTCACGCTAAGTATTACGAGTGGCATAAGAAGTTTTTGGATTTCAAGAGATCGGGAACTTCAACTATGGAAGAACGTCAATTGATGTTCACTGAAGTTGAAACGATCGTGAAAGTTCTTGAAAGGTTCTCAAAAGTTCAGAAAGAAAAGTTTATGACTTTACAAGCTTCCAGTTTGTATAAAGAAGTTCTTTCTCTTTATAATGAAGTTCGAGACTTTGTTCAAAAGATCGATCGTGTTAAAGTGGCTAAAGCTTATCATATTGCAGGAGCACCAAAGGTTGGGAAATCAACAATTATCCCAAGAATTTGTGAACAGATGTGTCTAGCTCGCGGAGTTGAATACCGCGAACAAGATAGTGCCCAAATTAATTTATTGGCTCCGTATCAAGATGAATTAAACAATGCGACTCAGACGATTGTGATCAATGAAACTGTTCCTATCAAAGAACATTTGGCAAAATCAGTTGAGAATGCTTATAATACTTCGCTGGCTTTAGTTGACTCCGTTCCTTTGCATCCAAACAGGTCAAGTTTGGAGGAGAAATCCAAGAACACTTTGACACACATTGGAGTGGTTTCCAGTGGAAATACAACTCAACCTTTTCTCCATGTAGCCAAGACACCTGGAGCATGGGAAAGACGATACACTATCATTTTTCAAACCGTTAAAGATGAGTACGCCGACGATTTTGGTCGCTTGGATTCAAGTAAAGTCGATGGAAGCGACGATTACCATTGGTTTGATGTTTACGAAATTGTGTATCTTGGTAATGAGAGGAAGATTGTTTATTTTGAGTTGGAAAATGGAAAGCGCAGTCTTCAGCTCAACACTCGTGAGTTGTTTGAATTAATTCGTCATCAATGTATTCAACACTATGCAGAACAAGATAAGTTGGATGAGCAGTATCGTACGGAACGGAAAGCAGGTTGTCTTGAATGTAAACGATTGGCTCATATGTGTGTTTGCCTAAACAAGGAGTCCCATACTGTTTCGGGTGAAAAGATTCACGTAATTCAATCGGATGCCAAAGAAGTTTCTGATAAGTATGCCTGCACGGCTAGGACCAAGGTTGGTGATATGCGAACACCTTGCGATTTTAGGAACAACTTTTGTATTTATTGTCGCAGGGAAGATCCAGATCAAGAAGATGAACCTCGACCGGAACTCGGTGTTTTTTCCGCTGCTGTTGGAACTGCTGGTTCCATGTTGTGGCAAGCTTGTCTTCCCTGGATAAATCCGCTGGATAAAATGAGATGGCTCATGAAAATCGACAACAACGTAATGAAATGCTTTCATGAAGAATTGATTGAGGAATTAAGCTACTGGCCCGAATGGGTTGGCTGTACTACATTCTCGTTGTTGCCGCGCTCTTGGTCCCAAAGAGATGATGGCTCACTTACTTGGTTTGGTAAGAAAAAGGATGCTTTTCTGCGCATGGTCGCTGCAGAAAAACAAATTTTTCTTCCACTCAGTTATTTGTTTCGCAGAGCTTTAATCTTTGGTTTGTTTTCATTTTTTATCTTGTGTTGTTTTCAAGGTTGCATGGAGTATTTTGGTTTGAACCCGAGAGAATATGAAATCGTTGTCATGAAGGAACGTGAGTATTCAGAGTGGGGATGGTATTATTTTTACCCACAGTATTCCCAATTTGTTATGTCTCGTAGAGAATTTTATGCTAACTTGGGTATTTTCACCGAGAATTATCTTGATTGGAAGTCATATTATGTTGATATTTATTTCTTCCAAAAAATACTTGGATATTTGTGTATTCCATGGCGTTTTACGTTTACTCGATTGATACCAGTCTTGGAGATACGCGAGTATTGTTGGTGGTTTATACCTTTTAGCGTCAGTTCCTGCATGGCAATATTGTTTTTCTTGTTGTTGTGGTGGCGTAGAGCGATTGGATTCAATCAAAGATATGAAGATTTGAAGAGGAGAACCATGAGTGATCCTAATCTTCAATCAGCTATATATAATCGCGCTAGGCGCCATTACACCGAATACAATTCTCTTGTTCCGACTGCTATTGGTGTTATAGGAGCTATTGCCACTGGATTGGTTTTGTGGAATCAACTTCGTATGCCCGAAATGGGGGTTGATGAGAAGAAGAGAACTACATGGAATGATTGGTTCACTTTTTCTCGAGAAGTTGCACCTCCTATGGAATCGAAGAATTCTTCTTCAGATGAGGCCGCTAATAATATCGCTAAGGTTTTAACTTATGCGGAGACAGAAGTGGCCGGTGAAAGAAGGTGTGTTTTTGGAGTTTATTTGGAACCTGGAGTTCTTTTGCTTCCAAGACATTTTTTCAAGGTTGATCCATATGGAGAAGAGTTGCTAGAGTACACCGATGTCTTTTTGGAAACGAATGGAGTCAAGACAAATGTGCGCGCGTATGCTGAAAATTTGGTACGGATTTCAGGTAAAGACGCTGTTGTATTATTTGTTCCTAAGGCACCATCTATAGGAGTTTCTTTAAAAACTATGCTGCCCAGGAAGACTGGTTCTGATTCGGTTAAGTGCAGGTTATTGTATTTGGCGAAGCAAACATTAAACGAGAAAAAAGCTTTGCGCAAGAATTACAGGTTAGGCTCAGAGACATTAAATTGCACTTATGTTCCCAAAGTGAATTGTGGAGGCTTTAGCTGTGGACGAGGTCTTAGTTACCTTTCCACAGTCACTGGATTGGGTTTTTGTGGATCAGTTATTATGACTGATCGACGAGATCCGACAATCTTAGGCTTCCACATTTCTGGTTTGTACCACAGTTTTCGAGCACGCAGAGGTTTCGCACAAGAAATTCTTTTTGAGGATTATCAAGCAGCGGTGGATAAATTGAAGCTGCAGCCACACTTTCGCAAAGTACCTGAAATGAAGTGTCTATCACTCAAACGATTAGGAGTTGATTTGAAGCAAGGGGATGGACCCCATCCTAAGACTCAAATGTTTGACGATGATATGATGAATGAATATTCAGGTATACAAGTAGTCGGCCATACGCTTGATTTGCCTACTTATCGCTCAAAAGTTAGAAGATCTTTATTGAGCGAGAAGATTGAAGAGTATTGTGGGATACCGTGTACTTGGAAAGCGCCAGATATGAAACAACCATGGACTCATCACAATAGAAATTTGGTTAAAATTGCTCGCGGAGCTAGAGAAGTTCCACCACAATCACTTAAGTGGGCTCGAGACGATTATTGGAATCAAATTCTACCTGTTTTGAAGGCTCATATTGCAAAGCATCCCGAGTTTTGCAAAGAGTTGACACTGGACGAAGCCATAAATGGAGTTCCCTCATCCTTTTATATGAAGCGTTTTGACATGACGACTTCAGCTGGTATTCCCAGTGGAAACAAATTGGACAGTGGTCTGTTTCTTGAAATTGATCCCTACGAAGATGGGCGGAAAAGATACAAGCTATCTGAGGAAGCACAAAAATATTTTGATGATATGATTGCTACATTCGATCGTGGAGAAAGAATTGGAGTGTACGTGCGCACTTGTTTGAAAGATGAAGTGGTTCCTGAAGATAAGGAAAAAGTGCGTATATTTTATATATTGGAGTGCCTTTTCGGGTTAGCTTGCAGAATGTATTATCTTCCTATAGCTGAATTTATATCACGGTATCCCCTTGAAACGGAGTGTTTAGTTGGAGTGAATTGTGCCGGACCCGAGTGGGAAGCTTTGGTATCCCACATCAATGAATTGGCTACAGACGCTAAACTGAACGATTGGGATTTCAGTGGTTATGATCTCAGTAGATCCATGGACGTTATGTGCACGTCTCTAAACATCTATGATAGCATAGGTTCGGAGATGGGTTACAGGGAACAGTCATTGCGAAGAATGCATGTGATAGGAGAAGAATTGCGAAACCCATTGGTCAATTGGAATGGAACTTTGATGTTTCTGTTCCTTTGGTGTTCAGGAAATAGTATGACCGTGTATGGGAATAGCACAGACAACTCCTTGCATCAACGTATATCGTTTCATTGGAATGGGATTAGAGAGCGTGGAGATAAATTTTATGAACTTGGTTCTTATAATTCGAATGAGCACACTGCTACATATGGTGATGATGGACACGCTGGCTCAAGACCCGAAGTTAGAGATATTACACAATTTTCATCTCGAAAACGATACTTTGACTTTGTTGGTATGGGATTCACGAACGCGCGGAAAGATGGTAAGGAAGAAGAAACCGTCGAATCTCATTTAGTAGATTTTCTCAAGCGTAAGAGCGTATACCATCCAGAGCTAGGTTTGCGTCTTGGTGCACTGGATCAATCTTCGATTTGGAAAATGGCCCATATGAGTCATGGTAAGGGTGAACCCGAGGATTTGGCTATTGCAACCATTCAGACAATGTTACATGAAGCCTTTTTACATGGTGAAACGTTTTATGAGTGGTTGCGATCTAAGCTCAAGCTAGTCGCCCAAGATTGTGTCATTTGGTGCAAGGAATTGGACTTTGCTTATGAGGAGAAAGTCCAACAGTGGAAAGAGAAGTATGGGGACAATTAGTCCCCACTATGACCTGTCGGAAGTCGTTAAAAGCCGAGTCCAGTAGAGCCTGGATCCTACGGGGAAGCAAAGCCATGTTGTGTGTTTGGTTACCGATGAGTGCGTCGAGCAGTACGATTTAGGCTCCACACAATAGATCGCTCTTTTCATTAAGACTGGGCAGTTTTGGTGATCAAACTTAAAAGCCCGAATCAAATAAAACAAAATTAAATAAGATCTTCGGCTCAGGCATGGCTGGAGACGCTGAAATCAGCACGCAAAATATGTCATTTAAAGATAATGTTCCTGGACACATGGATTCCAGGGGCAGTGTGATGGATCACACACGAGACGACGGATTTATTTCAGATGCGACGTTGGATAATTTCTTCTCACGGCCTTTGAAGATATTGGAAACTTCTTGGGATGTGGATAGTCCAATTTTTGTTCGTTTTAATCCTTGGCAACTTTTTTGGGAGAACGCTCGAAATATTGAGAAAATTAAGAATTATTACCTGTTAAAATGCACCATGCATGTAAAATTATTGATAAACGGTAATGCATTTTATTATGGTCGGGCTTTGTTAGCATATGAGCCTTTAATTGCCTATGATTCGTATTCATACAATTATTTGACTCGTCCAAACGCTTATGTGCAAGAAGACTTGGTCCGACTTTCTCAGAGAATGAAAGTGTTTATTAATCCCACAGAGAGTTCAGGAGGTTCATTGGATTTACCTTTCTTTTGGTATAAGAATGCTTTAAGCATTCCTGATAGAGAATGGCGAACGATGGGAGATTGTGTGTTAATGAGCATTAATGATCTCAAACATGCGAATGGATCTACCGAATCGTTATCAATATCTGTGCTTGCTTGGGCTGAGAATGTTTCATTCTCTATCCCTACAAGTGCAATTCCAGAGATGGGCAATCCTGGAAAGGACGAACACAATGAAGATGTCATTTCCCGACCAGCTTCAACTGTCGCACGTTATGCAAGAGCTTTGACCAATATTCCCATGATTGCTCCTTTTGCGCGGGCTACAGAAATTGGTGCTGGTTCTGTTGCTGCCATAGCTAAGATTTTTGGTTATTCCAGTCCTACCCAACTGGATTATTCTATGATGGTTCCCAAGCCTCGTACATCGATGGCTGTAACTGATACTAAGTATCCTACAAATAAGCTGTCTGTGGATAGTAAACAGGAGGTTTCTATGGATCCTAGGATAACAGGTATTCAACCCACTGATGAATTACCTATAGCTTCTATTGCAGGAAGGGAATCTTATGTGGAGAGTTTTACTTGGGAACAAGCTGATGTGCAGGATACAACTTTGTATCAGATACGGGTGGATCCGAGCATTATTGTTCGGAATGGTGCGGAATATCATTTAACAGCTTGTGCAGCTGCAGCTTTACCATTTGATTATTGGAGAGGAACTATGAGGTTTCGTTTTCAAGTTGTTTCTTCCAATTATCATAAAGGTCGTCTACGCATTGTTTATAATCCTACTGGAGGAAATATCAACCCAGCATTTAACACACATTATACGACGATTCATGATATATCTATGGAAAAAGATTTTACCATTGATGTTGGATGGGCTCAGACGGAGGCATATAGGAATTTGCTTGGAGGGAGTATTTATTCCTCTTTTTCCAGTGTAACTCCTTTACCCGCTTTGGATGATTCAGGTAATGGGGTTTTGAGCGTTCATGTATTGAATACTTTAACAGTTCCAGGAACTGTTGTCGCTGATGTGAAAGTTAATGTTTTTGTTTCAATGTTAGACGATTTTGAGGTAGCAGCTCCAAACAATAGAATTTCCTATTATCGGATAAGGAATGTTGCCAATCCAGTCGCTGAGATGGGTGTGCCTGAAATGGCTGAAGGTGATAATATGAAAGATATGGATTGTTGTGAT